TGTTGCGCGTTCTGAGCCTGACGATGGGCAACGGCCTGGACCTGGGGCACCACGTTCGTCTGCATCTGCTGCAGCATGGTCTCGATCTTGGCCAGACGCCCAGACAGCGCGGAGAGTTCCTCCCGCGACACCTTGCGCATGACCTCGATGGACTCGCCGTACTCCTCGACGTCCTTGTCGGAGACGAGGCGCTCCGCCTGGGCTGCCGGGGCAGCCGCAGCGGCCGGAGCCGGGGCAGAAGAGAACGTGGCGAGCAACTGCTCCAACTGCTGGACGCGGTTGCTCAGGTCGCGGTTCTGCGCGTGCAGGCGCGGAACCTCGGCGTTGTACATCCCTTGAAGCGTGCGGTACTTCTGCAGGGTGTCTTCCGGGGCCTTCTCTCCGCCCGGCTGCTCAGGCGTGGGCGAAGGAGCAGGGATGTCCGCAGTCGTCGCGTCGGCGGCAGGCGCAGCGGTATCGGCAGGCTCGGCGGACGGCGGGGCATCGGCGGGAGCGCCTTGCGCCGGGTCGGCACCGAGCTGCTTGTACAGCTCCTGGACAGCCTCGGATTGCTTGCGGATTTGCTCAGGAAGGGCCATGTTGAACGCTCCTCATCGGTGTGCGTGACTGGACGGCGAGGTCATAGCTTTGCCGCCAACGCAGGGGCTTGCTTGACGAAGTCGACAACTTCGTCGAGAACTTGGCACCGCCCCTGGAAAAGTGCCGTGTTCGTGGTGGTGAACGGTAGCCGCTCAAGCTCTTGCGCCTTCCACGCCTGCAGCCACTCCAGGATCTCCGGGTGCTGCATGACGCTGTGCGCAATCGCCTTGGTGGTGCGCGGGTCGGGCCGGATCATGCTGCCCTCCCGCTCACGCGGTTGCTCACCGTGTTGCCCTCCATGCCACCCATCGGCGTCCCGTCAGGAGCCGTGGGCGTCGGAGCGCCTTGTTGCTGCTGTGCGACAGCCATCGCGGCTGCCTGGATGCGTGTCTGGTACTGCGCCTTCTCGCGGGACGGGACAACCTCGTCCACGGGCATCTGCAGCCCCTTGGCGATCTCGCGCAGGATGGTGGCCCGGCCTTCGCGCCCGACGATCTCGGCGTCGATGGGGTTGGCCGTGGCGTTGAGGAACTCGATGCGGCGGACGTTGACCGTCTCCTTGACCGCGAGGTTGATCGCGCCCTTGGCCATGACCTCGACGTCGCCCTTGATGGACTCGTCCGGGTCGTAGCGCATGTTGAACACGAACTGGCGCTGCACGATGGGCTTGACCACGTCGGTGTCGATGTGCATCACGACCTGCCGGATGCCCTTGCCGGCCGCGCCCATGAGCATGGACAGCCCCGACGAGGTGCGCCCCGCGCCCTGCACGTTGAGGTCGCCGTAGACGTACGCCGGAATGCCGGAGTGGTCGTCGGCCAGCTTGCTGAACTTCTCGTAGACCCCCATCAACTCGGCGGCGCGGGAATCGGGCTGCGTGAACCGCACAGCCGGTGCCGACGACCCAGCGGGATCGTTGGTCACCTGCCAGATCTTCCACGGCGCGAGGGTGGTGATGTCCTCGTTGGGCGGGATGCGTTCGAGGTTGACCTCGACCTGCGGCCCCGAGGCGATGCCCATGTTGTTGACCAGCGCCCGGGCAGCCGCGTTGCACACGGCCTGCAGATCCTCGATGATCTTCGGGATGCCCTTGCCCCAGAACGCGCCGGGGCACTTGATGAACGAGGTCTTGGTGTACGGCTTCTCGCCCAGCGGGTCGTAGTTGAGCACCGCCTTGATGACGTAGTCGCCCACGACCCAGACGTTGGCGTCGTACTCGCGTGCCGGGTCCGGGATGTCCAGCTCGGACATGCCCCACTCGCGCAGCATCGCGCCGCTGACCTTGCCCCAGAACTCCAGGGCGTCGAACACCTCGGTGGGGCGCATGTAGGAGTAGTACTTGCGCTCCTCCTCGTTCTTCAGCAGCTCGGTGTCCTGGTTGATCCAGGACTGGCCGTTGCCGATCTCCAGCACAGCACGGACGGCGTCCTCGTCGTAGCCCGGCACCCCGATCAGGTCTGACAGCGCCGTGCGCGTCAGGGGGTGGTACTCGAACATGTACCCGTCGCTGATGTTGCTGATCCCCGGCTCGGGGTAGATGTAGAACGGATCGACCCGCTCGTACTCCGGTGCCAGCCGCTCGATGGCCTTGACCACCGTCGCGCCGTTGGCCCCCTGCTCCCAGCCCAGCGCCCGCTGCCGGCGCACGACCGGCCCCTTGACGAACGCGGCGGGGAACGTGACGAGGTCGGTGATGAAGTCGTTGAACGCCTGCTCCCAGCCGCCCTGGGCAAACTGATCCTGGATGCGCACCTTCATCCGGTCGGCCCGGCTCTGGGCCTCGCGCAGCAGCGCGAACCGGTAGTCCTGGGCGACCATCTCGCGCAGCTCGCGCATCTGGGCGACGTCGGGCGCTTGCCCGGTCTGCTCCACAAGCTGCAGCACGCGCTGGGCGAACTCGCTCTCGACGGCCTTCTTCTGGCCGGGCGCGAGGTCGGGGATGGGGGTGGGGTTGAGATCCCACGGGGGCGAGCCGTTGTCGAGCAGGATGTCGCGCAGCCACGACTCCGCCGCCCGGCACTTGACCTCCGTGATCATCATGTAGATCTCGGAGCCGCCCTGGCTGCGGATGGCCCGCAACTTGTCAGCCTCGTACTCGCCGTTGCGCTGCCGCAACGCCTTGAGCATTTCCTGCTCGATGGGCCGCTTGGCGAGCAACGCCACGTCCCAGCAGGCCCGCAGGTGCGCCGCGAGCCCGAGCATGACGGGCTGGTTCTGCCGCTCCGCGAGAGCGCGGTCGTTCGCTTCCTGCTCTTGCTGAGCAAGTTCCGCGTTGCTGACCACTCGCAGGAACGTCAGACCGGCCATGTCACGTCCGTTTGGCTTTGGGCTTGGGCGGAGTCCGCTTGTCGTAGATCCACTCTTGCTGCCCCGTATCCCGGTAGGTGTCGTACTCCTTGCCGTCCTTGGTCTCCACGGTTCCAGTCCACCGCATCTCCTCGGTGCTCTTGCGAACAGGTGCCGGCTTGGGCTTGGTGACAAGCCCACCCTTCTGGTAGGCCGGCAGCTTGCGCTTCATCGCAGGACGCTTGTTCATCGGATCCTCGTCTGGTATCGGACGACACCCCGCAGTAAGTATACACGCCCTGCCCAAAAGAAAACCCCCGAGGCAGAGACGCTCTCGGGGGCAACCTGGGGGACCAGGAACAGGAGGGAGATGACAACGTGAAGCGCACACAGTGTATCACGTCCAGCCCGCCGACGACACCGGTCTGATGTCGCGCCGCACCGGCATGTGCCCGCCCTCACCCGCGCTGTGGATGTGGAGCATGAGGTACTGCAGCGCCTCGGCCACGTGGGAGTGGGAGTTCTTCTCGATGGCCCCGTCGCCCTTGGGCTTGTACCGGTAGCCGCCCATCATGGCTGCCTTGAGCCGGGTGCAGCGCGGGTCGACCAGGAACCCCGGGTCGCCGTCGACCTGTCGCATGAGGTACTCGTCCACCGCGTTGACCCGTGCCGAGATCGTGTTGGTCTTGGCAGGGATAACCCTGAGCCCCTCGGCCTTGATGATGTCCACCGCGCTGCGCTCGTCGGTCTGCGCCCGCTGCACGCCTGCGGGGTCGACCACGACGAGGACCGGAGCCCCCGGGAACCGCTCGTACAGCAGGGGCTTGAGCATGGTGCGCACGAACCGCTGCACGCCCATGTCAAAGCTGACCGCCTCGTCGAGGATGAGCGCCCGGCCACGCGGATCCTGCTGCCCCAGCACTGCTGCTGGCGTGAGCCCGAGGTCCATCCCGACCACCACAGGGCGTACCCCGTTGAGCGTGAACCGCAGCCGCTCCTTGGCCATGTGGTAGTCCGGCCTGAAGTACTTGTACACCGGCATGCCGGCAGAGCTGAGCCCGTACTCGCCGTCGATGTAGACCCGGATGTACTCCTCGCTGCGGCCCTGGGTGTCGTAGTACCCCTCGGGCAGGTTCTCCACGTTCTCGGCGTACGGACTGCGCCCGGACGGCTGCTTGAACACCGCCCACCCGTTGTCGTTGGGCGAGACGCCATCCTTGGGATCCAGCCCTTCGAGCT